GCCTGACCTTGTGTCCCGTGCATACAGCGGGAACAGCCCGGTCAGTTCAGCCACAAGCGGGTCCGTCTTGGCCTTGCCGGTGCCGGCCGGGGCCACAATGCTGACTTGGTAGATGCCGATGAACGCCCGATGGTCGCCAGCGAGCGTGCTACTGGCGGTATCGCCTGGTAGCGCGAATGCACGAAGGTAGGTCTCGCCGTCCGCAGAGTCATACTGGATATTTTCAAACACGACCTTGATGGGCTCTGCCCGCGCCTTGCTCCAGGCAATCAGCTTGGCCTCGTAAATGGACGCAATGATGGCGTGGCACATACCTGGTTGTTCCTTGTGGCTTCGTCGACGATCTGTTGGAAGCGGGCCAGGGTAATCCGGACCATGCCGCCAGGAGCTTGGGTCGAATGCCCATACTCCAGCGGGATGCCGTACGGAAGATTGTTCACGATGTAGGCCGTCTCGCCAGCCGTAAGTGTCTGGACCTGCAGTCGCAGCTTGGCCAACGTCACGCCACCAGCAGGATCGACCTGGTCAAGCGTGCCCTCCGCCGGCGTGCCGATGGAAAGCTGCCAGTTCCCCCGAAACCGCCCACCGACGTAGTCCCTACCCGCGACCAACCCGTTCACGTTGAAGTTCTGGTCGCGCTCGGTCTTTGTCAGGGGCTTGGCGTACTTGACGCCGCGCCGCAGCTTACCGGCCTTGGTGAAGTTTGATTCGTTGAGGTTGATGATCGTGTTGCGGACCGCGACCTTGAAGTCGTAATCATCGGCCGCCCGCTTGTTCGCCTGTCGATGAACAACGTTCGCAGCCCAGATCTCTGGATTGCCCACCGGTGACATGCGGATAACGCTGCTGCCGATCTCGATGACGATCTCTCGGATGGTTGCGTCGATACCAGCCTTCGCGCGCTCGGCGAAGTCGCGAATGTTCTCGGCGAAGCTACCGTTCATGCTCGCGTACTTGTTCGTCATGACCGCACCTGCAACTCATACAGGATCGGCGTGCCGGCGGGATTCACCTCTTTCAGCGGCGGGACGATTGACCAGGTGCGGCCCTGGGCCACGACCTTGTCGAGCAGACCAGGCACCCAGGCCAATCCCTGCGCCGCGATCTTGAGCTTCTTGTCGCCCTGCCGGATGAGGCTGTTGGTTTGGAATTCTTGGCCGGTGAAGTCAAGCAGGATGCCCTGGGCGATTTGCTCGACGGTAGCGCCTGGCGACTCCCCGCCTGTCTCAGGGTCGTACTCGCCAGGCTCTGTCTTGCTGATGGTCACGGGCTGGCCGAACTCTGTGATCATCTCCAGAGCCATCACGGCCATTTCGTCGTAGAAGGCCATGGTGGCTCCAGATGTGAAATTAAACGTTGAACATACCGATGTGGTACTCAGGCAACGGCTTCCGCTTCCTGCGCTCCTCAACCATGTTGTCAGCGATGCCCGCAGCCTGCTTAAGCACCTCGGCCCAAGAACCATCTACCTTGCTACCAGTATCTTCGCCCTCGGCTTTTGCAAGAGGTAGCGCTGCGGAAAAATAGAGATCCCACGCTTGCTGTTCTTCGTCGGTGTATTTATCAGCCATGATAGAGCTCCTATGATTGAGCTCTAACGCTACCACTATGCACGCACAGCAAACAGCCCGCGCTTTTGTAGGTAGTCGGCAAACTGCGTTGCGCTCGGCCGATCTGGAGCCGCCGGCAGAAGCCGGTTACTGGTGCTCGGGATGGCGGCATACTGCCGCGTCACCGCACCCTCGACACGATCCAGCAGCACAGCGCCTTTGCGCTTCTCCACCGGGTCGATGTCGTCCTGATGGATCTCCGCAGCCAGGGCCATTTGCCCGTACTGAATCCGTGCGGGCAGGTAGTTGTTCGCCTTGATCTCGCTATCCAACAGCACTTCCCGGCGCGGCCAGGACAGGCCCTGCTCGCTGTTGGTCTTGCGCCCCTTCCAGACCATGCCATCCATCGCCAAGGCCGCCCGGCGCAGCAACGCTTCCTGCTCGGGAACGCCTGCGGGGATGACCGTGCCGAATTTCACGGCATACAGGGCCAGGTCCTCGGCGCTCGCGTAGCTTTCGGCGTCAGGCTTGCCGGTACCGTCCTCGATGATGAGTGTCATGCGTCAACTCGCTGGAATGGTTTGTAGATTGGCCGCCGGGTGACCGACAGCCAGCAGTATTACTCCTTGGTCAGCTCGGCGACGAGCTTTTCCAGGGATTCTTTGGAGGCGTTGGCCCTATACTGAATCTTGGCTTCGTCGAGCTTTGCTTTCAGCGCCGAGATTTCACCGGTCTCATCATCTGGCGGCGTGAGAGCAAACTTCTTCAGCGCTTCAACCTCGGCGCGCAGCGCGTCGACATTCAAGGCCAGGCCGTCACGTTCAGTGGTCAACTCACCAACCGAAGCATGAATGGTGCCCAGCACATCAAACAAGCGCAACGCCAGCTCGCCGGAATCTGGACGATGGATTTCACCAGCCTCCAGGCCGTCGATCAGCAGAACCATTGCGCCACTCTCGGCCTGCAGGTCGGCAAGCAACTTGGACTGCTCTCCAGATGCGACCGCCTGCGCGCCGACAACAACAAGCTCTGGCAACGCAACCACCTCAACATCGACGCAAGCATCTTCGTATGCCGTAACGATTTCGGGATAGTCACCTACCACGGTCACTGCCGTTGCATCGCGCTCTACGCTGCGGAACAGACCCGGGACGCGGTAACGCTTGCCAGCCTCAAAGCCGTCAAGCTGGTTTGTATAAACGAGCTCCATCGGAATCTCCGTAGCGGCCATCTCTGGCCGCCTCCAGGGTTGAATGTCAGCCGCCGACTGGTGGCGTGGTGGTGAGGTTGATCATCACGCCTGCGGTGACCTTATTGCTGTCCGAGTGCTTGACCCAGTTCGCAGCAGAGCCGACGGCCGCCAGGGTTGGGTTGGTGCCGCCGGTGGTTTCCTTCCAGCTGTAACCCAACACATCGATGTTTACGGTACCCTCGGCGCGGTAACCGATAGCCAGGTTTTCCTCGTCGTTCACGTCGTAAGAACGGAAACCCGGGGCCTGGGACTCGGTGATCACCACGGCATTCGGCAGCAGGCCGAAGATCGCATCCACTGGCGCCTTGTCGGTCACCAGCACCGGCTTGCCCAGGGTGCCAGGCAGGCCGCCGTAGATAACGACGCCAGCTTCTTCGTAGACCTTGTTCGCGATCGCTTCATCAACGATGTCGAAATAGGCAGACGAGTGCATGACCCACAGCGCAATGCGGCCGAACTTGTCGCCGAATTTGCGCATGCCACGGGTCAGGGTCTTCTTGCCGTCGGTTTCGATGTTGGCAGACACCACCATTGCGGCGTTCGAACCGATAGCAGCCTTCAGCGCGCCGGTGGCGTACTCGATGAAGCCTTCGATGGTCGCATCAGCTACGTCGGCGCCGATGATCTGGGAGAACTCATCTACGGCACGGCCGCGACGCTTGAACGCCTCTTCGGTGGTTTGGTATGGGCCGTACTTCCACGGAGCCTTGACGCCTACGGCCTCGCCAGCGCCGATTTTCTTGGCGGTTACCTTGCCGTCGGAGTTGACGTCACGGTGTTCCAGGCCGCCGCCGAGCTTATAGAAAGCACGCTTGCGGAAGTCGCCCTGGATCAGTTCGTTGTCCAGAACGATGGCGCCGTTGGACGATGCGTTGAACACGTCCAGATTGTCCTGGATGCGCTCCAGGTATGCGGTCTGCGCCTCATCGTTGTAGATGATCAGGTCGCTGTTGACAGTTGTAGCCATGGGTCTTTCCCCTTACTTGGGCAATGCGAGATATGCGGTTTGGCCGTGCTTGCGCTGGAAATCGCGCTTTTGCTCGGAGGTCATTTCGGAGCGCTTCGATGCAGCCTGGCCGCCGCCCCCGCCCGGGGCATGTGTCCCTGAAGCCCTTGGCCACAGGTGGGGTGCACTTTCGCGCAGAGACTCGGCCCATTCGAGCGGAGTCAGAGGGGTCTTGCCGTCTTTGCCGAGGATGGTCTGGCCATTCTCGTCAACAGCGACCGCTTCGCCCTCTTCATTCAGTGAGAACACGCCTTTGGCGCGCA